GTATGGCACAACGCAGTGTTGTAACAAAAGGATTAAAAGAACTAGTAACATCTAATCAAGCAATTCGCGATACTGATACACTAGTGTTTAACCTAGTACTAACACCTGGGTATCCTGAATTAATTCAGAACATGGTTGAATTTAACGTCGACAATGGGCAAACTGCTTTAGTCGTTGGTGACACCCCATTTAGACTTACTGCCACAGGAACTGCATTGTCCGAGTACGGTAATAATACCGCATTAGCTGTTGACAACAACGATACAGCCGCAGTAACTTACAGTACAAGTCTAGCAATGTTCTATCCAAGTGGTTACACCAATGATAATACAGGAAGTGCAATTGTTGTGCCTCCAAGTCATATGATGTTGCGTACTATTATCAACAGTGATAACAAATCATATCTATGGTTTGCACCAGCAGGCACACGTCGTGGTACTATTGATAATGCAAGCAGCGTAGGATATATTGAATCTAATTCAGGCATATTCAGAACTGCAAGTCTGCACCAAGGACTAAGAGATGTTATGGCAGGAGTTAAAATTAACCCTATCGCAACATTACCGGGTGTTGGTCTAGTTAACATGGGTCAATATACTCGAGCACAAGCAGCAAGTTCTTTAGATAGAATTAACGTAAGTCGCTTGGTATCATACCTACGTAGACAGTTAGCAATACTAGCAAAACCATACTTGTTTGAGCCTAACGATAGTCAAACAAGAACAGAAGTTAAAGCAGCGGTTGATTCTTTACTAACAGAACTAGTAAGTCAACGTGCATTATACGATTTCTTGGTTGTATGTGATAGTTCAAATAATACACCGGCTAGAATTGACCGCAGTGAATTATGGATTGATATTGCTATCGAACCAGTAAAGGCTGTAGAATTTATCTACATTCCATTAAGATTGTTAAACACTGGCGAAATCGCCACACTTTCTCAATAATGTGGAACGCTAATTTAAAGAATAAGGAGCATTAAATGCCAATCGCAAGTTTAACAAGATTTTCAGTTCCATTAGATACAGATCAAAGCGCAAGCAACCAGGGTCTGTTAATGCCAAAACTACCATACAGATTCCGTGTGATATTAGTAGACTTTGGTATTGGTGGAGCACCAGCAACAGAATTAACAAAACAAGTTATGACTGTAGATCGTCCAAAACCAAGTTTTGAAGAAATCTCATTACATGTTTACAATAGTGTTGTCAAAGTAGCCGGTAAACCTAAGTTTGACGACATCAAGTTAAAACTACGTGACGATATGACCAACCTTGTTACAAACAAAGTTGGCGAGCAAATGCAGAAGCAGTTTGATTTCTTTGAACAAGCAAGTGCAGCGTCTGGACTAGATTACAAATTTACAATGTTCATTGAGATACTAGATGGCGGTAACGGTGCTTATCAACCCATTCCTTTAGAAACATTTGAAGTACAAGGATGCTGGATTAAATCTGTAACATATGATGGCGGAGACTACGCCAAGAGCACAGAAGCCATGGGAATTGAATTATCTATCTGTTACGACAATGCTCTACAAACTGTAGGAATCAACGGCGGATTAATTGGCCTTGGAGTACCAACAGGAAGAACAGTTGGAACAACAGCCATTGGTGGTTAATTAACTTCACCCAAAAAAGCCTGGTTTACCCAGGCTTTTTTTATGACATAAATAATACTATGAGTGACTCCTTTTATAAATTCTTATCAAACTCAGGCAAGGGTATATCTTTTAAAAGTTATGCACATGCTACCGGGTTATACCTTACAAGTAGTATGGCCAGGATGCCTAAACTTGGTTTCCTTTATTTTGTTTCCTTTGATATCAATACATTAGCAGTAAAGGATCCTAACTGGCTAAACAGTCAGGGGAATATTGATATAGGGTTATTGGCAAAAACAGTTGATTTACCAAAGTTTAAAATTACAACAGAAACAATAAATCAGTACAACAGAAAAACTAATGTACAAACTAAAATTAATTATGATCCAGTTAGTATTGTATTTCACGATGACAACAGCGAAATAACTAACGGTCTTTGGAAAAATTATTATAATTATTATTTCGCTGATGGTAGATTTAGAAACGAAGGATTGATAGAAAAAGATTTCAGTGACACAAAATATTCAGGTACTGATAATTCATATGGTTTAGATAACAAACAAAAAGATCCTTTTTTTAGAAGTATTAGCATTTTTGTCCTACACCAAGGAAGATTTACACAAATAACCTTGGCAAATCCTATCATTACTGGATGGGACCACGATCAATTAGATCAGTCTAACGGTACTAAAATACTACAAAATAAAATGTCTGTGCAATTCGATCAGGTTACTTATTACCAAGGAGTAATCGAGGAAGAAGGAACTTCATCAGTTTTTAAAGCAAAATATTATGATAATCTTGCAGGCCCTAACAAGATTGGTGGTACCAATAATATTCAACGACCAGAAGAAATTTTTGGACCAAAATGGGCTCCTGCTTCAAACCCTAGACCAAACTATCCAAGTCCGCGACCAGCAGGACAAAGCCTGGGTCAGCTAGCTAAATCTGCAGAACAGGCAAAATCTCAATACAGCTCTCCTGGAGTTATAGGTGAAGGAACATTTGGATTAGGTCGACCGCCGCCAGTGTATGCTAGACCTCGACCCTTAGGATCAGGAACATTTGGCCTAGGACAAAGAAGGCCTGGCGGATTTGGTATAGGCGGTATAAGTATTTGGTATGGCAAGGGCGGCCTGCACGGAAAAGCAGTTATCAATGCCGGGCCTGTTAGATTAGTTTTAAAGAAATAAAATGTATAATAACTTTCCTGTTAGTAAGGCTCCTAACTCGCCATCAAAAATCTACGATAGGCAATTTACACAGCCCTTAGAATTAGATGCCAACACATTTTCTCTAATGAAAGGGTTTTTTGAAAAACGGGGATTTGATAAGTCCAGTGCAGAAACAATTGCTGTTACTTTAATACGCCAGGCAACTCTAGATGATTACAATCCTCTAGAAGTTTTGGACACAATGAAAAAGTTTGACGGAACACAGTTGAATACTGTTGTTTCAGAATTAATAAACTTTAATCGATTTAAATCAAGTTACGTAGGCTCATCAACAGCACCTAACTCATTTTTACCTGTATCTAGAAATATAGCAGAAAGCGCAGGAACATCGGCGATATATACTGTTGAATCATCTACAGAAATTGTTAACGAAGGTCAACAAACAACATTCTTAATTACCACTGAATCTGTAGCCAATGGAACTCTTTTTTATTGGTCGTTATCTGGAACAGGAATTAGTGGAGGTGATTTTGAAGATAATATTTTATCTGGAACAGTTATTATTTTTAATAATTCAGCGTCAGTTATTGTCGATATAAGAGAAGATTTAATAACTGAAGGTAATGAAGTATTATTTTTTAGATTAAGGAAAAGATCAACTAATGGACCTGTGCTAGCATCGGCTTCTGTCATTATTAATGATGTATCCTTTTCTGCAGTTGCAGACTATATGGTAATAGAGTATACGTTTGATACAGGCAATGATCTAGATACAAGAGTAAGGGTAGTGCAACCACCCTTACCATCAATTGAGAACTCATCTGGCAATACATACGATTACACCGGCTGGGGTCAAGGAGATTATATTCCAAATATTTTAGATTGGGGTGGTGATAATACAGGAACTGGCAGAGAATCCTGTGTATTTAAAATAAACGATTATAAAAATGCGTTTCCTTCTACATCTAATATTATCATAGATTGTAGGGCTCAGTGGTTTGGTACAGTAGGAACAACACCAGTTGGATTAAAAATTACACTATACGAAGGTGGCGCTATACAACAAGTAGGGTTTGGTTTTGAAAATCCTACAGCCACAACGTCAACTGTTTTAAATCTTACATTAAAATCTATTACACTAAAAAGTACCAGCGCATTATCAATTGGTGATCGAATAGCAACAATTAACTATAATGTAACCACAGGTGCAGGGTCTGTAAATCCCAACGATACAACAGTATATCCATGAGTTTAAAATTTAGTAAAGGTGTATACAAAATCAAAAACTTTGAAAAGTATGTTGGTACTAAAAATCCAACATACAGAAGCGGGTGGGAGCATACCTTTATGATGTTTTGCGACAACAACCCTAGTGTGCAACAATGGGCCAGTGAGCCTGTAAAAATACCGTATAGAGACCCGCTGACAGGCAAACACACGGTATATGTTCCAGATTTTTTAATAACCTATATAGATAGAACACAAAAAAAACATGTTGAGATGATAGAAATAAAGCCTGCCAATCAACAAATATTAGAGAAAGTAGGAAAAAATCCTTATAACCAAGCACAATATGTTAAAAATATGGCCAAGTGGGAAGCAGCAAATATCTGGTGTAGGAATCAAGGAATAAAATTTAGAATTATTAATGAATCGGATATTTTTCATAATCCTGGAAAAAAGCGATAAGTAATAGCATGACAAAAAAATTAGAAGAACTTTTAAACATTTCTCCCGACGAAGAATTATTAGTTTCTCCGGCAACTCCTACTGAGCAACCTGTAATTACACTAGAAGAAAAACTAGAAGAATTTGATAAAATTGCTGCGGCCCTACCTCGGGTAAAAGGGCTTGGAGATATTAGTGATGCAGAGCTAGATGCATTAGCCATTAAAGCAGAGCAGGCCTACGACGACCTAATGGACTTAGGTATGAATGTTGAAGCAAGATATGGTGCTAGAATGTTTGAAGTTGCCGCACAAATGATGAATGCGGCAATTGTTGCTAAAACTAATAAAATTGATAAAAAATTAAAAATGGTCGATTTGCAACTTAAAAAATTAGCCATTGATAAAAAGCATGGAGACAGCGGAGACACTGTAGAAGGCGAAGGATATATACTTACAGATCGTAATAGCATCCTTGAAAAACTTAAGAATTTGAATAAATAATATACTATGAAAAACTTCAAAGAATACCTATCAGAAAATATCCAGACTAAAAAATACGAATTTCGTGTAAAAGTTGCTGGAACATTTTCTACCGAACAAGAGACTAAATTAAAGTCCATGCTTGAGCGTTTTCAGGTCAATGCATTTAAAAAAGTAGGAACAACTCCTATTCAAGAACTTCCATTAGATTTTCCGCAAGTTAAAAACTGCGAAGTTAATATCTATGAAGTTACATTAGATTATCCTACTACGCAACAAGAACTAACTGAATATCTTTCAAGTGGATTAGAAGTTAGTAGACAAAAATTAGTTGTTCGTCGTCCAGGTGAACCTAGTGAAGAATACCAACATATTGATCCTAACACACGCGATGGTGCATTATTAAATGACCCTGATTATAAAGAAGCAGGTAATCCTCAATTTGAGGATTATTATGGTAGTACTTATAATAGCGGCTTTGTTAAAGAATTAAACGATATTTTGAAACTGCAACGTAAGGCACGTGGAGAAGAAATTCCCACAGATGGCGCAGCAAAATTTAACACTGATACTGAAGAAAAACAAACTTCTCTTCTAAAGTTTCAGGCACAAGACCTAAGGAAATAATCATGCACATGATCGACGTATTAAAAAGATTAGCTGAGTTAGATGCTAATAATCCTAATATAACTAAACATCTTAAAGAAAATCAACAAGTAGAAGAATGCGGAATGGGAATGTCGCCTATGTCAAGCATGAGTCAAAATCATACACCGGCATCAATTAACATGACTGCTGATAGCGGATCTGAATTAACAGGTATGCTACGAGACATAATGCAACTAGCAGGACTTAATAAAGTTGAGCCAGATCATTTAGGAGTTGAACATCCTCCAATGAGTTTATCATTAGAACCAGTGTCGGCAGTTGGCCCAGCGATTGCTGAACCTATGTCTGGAAGCGATTCTATGCGTTCTGTTTTAGACAAATTAAATCCAGAGCCAGAAGGCGATGACAGCGAGCTAGGACCTTTCCAAGGCGACAGCGATGACGATGAAGGCGATGACGACGAAGAAAAAACTGATGAAGGCGAATACGACAATAGTCCAGCCGAACCTACCGATGTTCCAGAAGTTCCTGCAAACGGCATGGGCCAAGCAAATCAAGATCCAGCAGGACAGCCTGGTGTTGGCGATCGCAATGACGGCAAGCAGCCAAAAGCATTTGCTACAATGGAAGAGCAACTAATGTCAGAGTATAAAAAGTTTATTGGTGAAGATTTAGCTGAAGCTAAAGGTAAAAAGCCAGACTTCTTAGATATGGACAAAGATGGCGACAAGAAAGAGCCAATGAAGAAAGCTGTGAAAGACAAAAAAGAAGTTGACGAGAGTACAACAGATATTCTTAAATTAGCAGGGTTAAAGTAAAAATCTAATACCCCCAAATAGCCTCTTCGGAGGCTATTTTTTTCATTAAATATAAACATGGGATCAAAGAACTTAGACGGAAAACTAATTAAGACAGCACATACTACTCAAAAATTTACTGAGGGAGATATTGCTAATTTATTAAAATGTCAGGACCCTGAAACAGGCCCTGCATTTTTTCTTGATAATTATTTTTTCATACAGCACCCTACAAAGGGTAAAATTCAATATCAAGCATTTGATTATCAAAGAACCTTATTACAAAGTTATAATTCTCATCGATTCAGTGTTAACATGCTTGGGCGCCAGATGGGAAAGACCACAACGGCTGTAGGCTATTTGCTATGGTATGCTATGTTTGTACCTGATAGCACAATCCTTATCTCGGCGCACAAATACACAGGTGCCCAAGAAATTATGCAACGCTTACGCTATGCGTATGAGACTTGCCCCGATTGGATTAGAGCAGGGGTTACAAGTTACAACAAGCAAAGTATTGAATTTGATAACGGATCTCGTATTGTAGCTCAGACAACCACTGAAACAACCGGTCGAGGTATGTCTGTATCGCTACTATACTGTGACGAGTTTGCCTACGTTGAACCTAACATTGCTACAGAGTTTTGGACTTCCATTTCGCCTACACTTGCTACAGGTGGTAAAGCAATTATTACATCAACGCCTAACAGCGACGAAGATCAATTTTCACTGATCTGGAAAGAAGCAAATAAGCGCCTTGATGATTTTGGAAATACCACTGAACTAGGAAAAAATGGATTCTTTCCATATATGGCAATATGGAGTCAGCATCCTGATAGAGATGAAAAGTGGGCAGGCGAAGAAAGAAGCCGAGTAGGTGACGAAAGATTCCGTCGTGAACACGAATGTGAATTCTTAGTTTTTGACGAAACATTAATTAATAGCATTAAACTAGCAGACCTAGAAGGTAACGAACCCATAATGAAAATGGGTCAATGTCGATGGTATAAAAAAATTAATCCTAAATATACATACCTTGTATCACTGGATCCAAGTCTAGGCACTGGAGGAGATCCTGCAGGAATACAAATAATAGAACTTCCTACACTCGAACAGGTAGGCGAATGGCACCATAATCTTACTCCAATACAGGGTCAAGCAAGAATACTACGAGATATTTGCAATTATATAAATGATGAATGTAGTAAAAAAGGATCTACTCCTAGTCTATATTATAGTGTTGAAAACAATAGCGTAGGCGAGGCTGCTCTAGTAGCAATCAATGAAATCGGCGAAGAAAGTATACCTGGGTTGTTTTTAAGTGAACCTATTAAAAAAGGGCATGTTCGAAGATACCGCAAAGGATTCTATACAACACATACTAGTAAAATTGCGGTTTGTGCTAAATTAAAACATCTAATTGAAAGTAATAGGATGAAACTTAATTCAAAAGCATTAATTTCTGAATTAAAAACTTACATTGCAAAAGGACTCGGCTTTGAAGCAAAAGTGGGCCAACACGACGACTTGGTTAGTGCATTGTTATTGGCTGTTCGAATGATGATGATATTACAAGATTGGGATCCTGCAATTTATGACAAAATGCGAGAAGAGCGCGAAGATGAATGGATTATGCCCATGCCCGTATATGTAAGCAGTGCATTTTAACTAAATAAGACTATGAAAGCAATTCAAATAATCTCTCAAGACCTGTTCGATAAAGTTCGTAGCCGTTTCGGTAATCTAGAAATGGGCGACCAAACTGGAGCAGTTACCATTGACCCTGCAGAAGCACGTTTTTTTGATTTTGACTTTGTTGTCGAAGGTAATAACTTAGGGCGTGTCAGTATCAGTTTAAATGAATTAGGTAGTTTAAAAGTCTATTACAGTCAAGGAATTACAGAAAATCAAGACGATCCTGCCAAGCAAAAATGGTATAGTTTTTTAAAAGAAATGAGATTTTTTGCCATGCGTAGATTATTAAGATTTGATACTCGTGATATAACAAAAACAAATCTTGATAAAAATGACTTTCAACATCTAGCAACAACACAAGCACCCAAGGAAGAAGAAATGAGTAATACGATGAATGAATCAAGATGGAATCATAAGAGCACTAAAAAAACTAGTCGTGCTGTAAAAGGACGCACTGAAGTCATTGTACGTCACGCAAAACCAGTTGATGAAATGTTTCCCGGAAGTCGTAGCCAAAGAAAAAATATTAAAGCAATTTTTATTCAAAACCACGATGGTGAGAGATTTAAATACCCGTTCATTCATCCAGCTGGTGCATTTGCTATGGCACAACACGTTGACCACGGTGGTGTTCCACATGATTCGGCTGGTAAAGCTATTGTACGTATGAGTGAACAAATTGCACAACTACAAGAATTTCAGCGTAAAGTACACAGCGCCACCTTGCATGACGATGCAACAGGAA